GGCATTATAATTTCCATAGTGGAACCCGGTGTCATTTCAAACAGTTCAGCATTGCCAACACTGACTGCACTCGTGCCGACGAAAACATTTCCAGTATTGTCGGCAGCTACTTTTTTTGCCTGCAAATAATAAGCTCTGACAAATGTTTCGGCAGCAACTACTGCCTCCTGTGAACCGCTGGTTACAGTTTTGGCAAAGATAACGGGAGTCTTCTCAATTGGTGCAGCTGTTAACTCATTCAAGTCAGCTGCCATTGCCGTAATGATGGTTTTCTGAGCATCGGTGTCAAATGTTAATCTTCGAAGTCTCTGTGCGATTGATCCGTTGCCATCCACATCAGCCTTTGCAGCGGTGGTTGCACCAATCACTGTGTCATCCGTTGCTATCGTTACCGCAAGCGAGGACGTCATAACCGCTGTGCCTTTGACCAACAGAGCTTTAATATCAATCAACTTATTCACAGCCCTCTTCCAAAGACTGATGCCTGTGCGTGCTGTTGCACCTTCTGCGGTTTCTGCTGCAAGAGGAATATCGGTATTGACACCAGTCGCATCATTGATCGCGGCAAGATTTGTGTTCATCTGATATTGCGTTGCGGTATTCGGTGAAATCCCGGTTATCGCATCCATGTCAGTTTTGATAATATCTACTTTGATTTCTGCGGTTGTGATCGTCAGGATCGCTCCCGTATCATCGTCAACCATCACGTCCAAGCCTTGGATTATTTTTTTGCTGTATGCCATTATCTTTGCTCCTGTATTATTTTTCTACTGCTGTATATCCGATTGAAATCAACGATGAAAAGACTCGATTTTCGTCAAGATGCGTCACCGATGCAACCGGATCATTTTTTATTGTTCTCTGGCTTGCCCATGCAATCCCAGTTAATTCGCGTTTTTTCAGATAACCTATGATTTCAGTCACCAGCGGATACAAAGCGATGGCCTCTGCGTTTTCATCGATGCTCGACATTTTCTTTTGGATGCCAATATCAATAGTGAATTCATGCTGTAACATCGACCGCGTGACATTCGTCAAATCCAAAACACGAGGCACAACAGTGACTCGCAGCGTTGCAAAATCTGCGATTTCATATTTTGGAACAATCTTCAATACAGCCGTGAAATCTTCTTGAAACGTGCCGCTTGGGGCAGCGTTCAGATCCGTTACTATCGCAGCCGAAATGTCGAATATGTTTTCACTCATTTTGTTATCGTTATCAGAGAAAATGCAAAACCAAAAAGGCCAGTCAAAACAATGCCAGCCATCAACCATAAAAGTTTTGATCTAAGGCCAGCAAACTGTTCCAGCCGATCCAGCCGGGTCTGAATACCTACGCGGCCATTGCCACGAATGGCTTTGTCTATTCCGTCGATCTTTTCAAATAGGACAGTAAAAGAATTTTTACACACCTCGGGCTGCTTGTTCTCTTCGCACATATTAAGAAGCTCCAATATCTTTTGTATGAATCCTGTACGTTATTCCCGGCTCTGACCATCGCCAAGATATGTCTGCTCCACCGGGGAGCACTTCATATTTTCTGCCGGTGTCCACGATAATGTCGCCCCTTACAGGTTCCGATCCAAGATCAGCAGAAAGAATCAGGAAGTCAACTATCGTTCCTGAAATAGTGAATCCATCCTCATCGGTTTGTTCCGATTCTGTTTTGCCTCTGGTAGCATTGATCGATGAAATTGTAGTTCCAGCGAGTTTGCGATATTCGACCGAACTGGCAGCAAATGAATTTCTTTGTGCTTCTAAAAATACTCCGCGTTGTCGCAGCATATCTGTCATAATTCACTTTCTACCAGTTCAGTCGATTCGTTATTCGTTTGTCAAAAAACCGGCTATACAGAAATGATGCTTTCGGTATGGCTTCCGGCAAGATCGTCTGTATCCAATGCCGCGTATGTCGTGCTGGTCTTGGAATAGCAACCGACGGTTGTGATATGCTGTGCAGCATTGCCGCCAGTCACGCCAGCGTGCAGGACACCGCAATATCTCAACTGAATCTGGAATTCAACTGCATCGGCGGCTGTTTCCATTCCTGCGGCAAAATAGACGTTATCGACATAGAATCGGTTTCCGTCATTGCCTGCATCCAGATAGACATCGCCTTCGCAATCGCCGTTTTGACCATCCCAGTAAATACGAATTGCATTGCTGGTATCGCCTTGGAGCGTAACGATAGATTTGTCGGACGAATCGCCAGCAAAGCCAACATTGCCAAGATACACATTCAGTTTCTTAGCCATTGATGTATTGTTCAGATCAAGCCCGTCTTGGCCGCTCGTATCGTGATTGATCTGAATATTCTGGATCGTCAATTCAAACGTGCTAGTCTGGACGCCCGGAGTAACATCGATAACCTGATCGCCAGCAGATGCACTGATAACAGTTTCCCAGCGGTTTCCGACACCAATCAGCTGAATACCACTGACGTCAGTAGGCCATACCAAAGCTGCGGCTTCGGCATATTCGCCCGGCCCAACTTGGATAATCTTCTTGGTCGATGTCGCAGCAGCCAATGCCGCTGTTATTGTTGTGAATGGATTGTTGGGTGTTCCGTCCTCAACGCCGGACGATGATTTCGATACATAAATCACGGTCTCATCCGAATTGATTAAAGCACTACCGGGGAACTCATTCAGCTGGGTGCGTACAATCGCCCCGGCTGTCACAGCTGCTTGGACGCAAGTGCCGACGATATAGTCAGCATCATCAAGTGTGGTTGTCGCAGCACCGGTTCCGGCTGTACCGCCGACGGGATCGCCGTCATCGTCCCAGCCGACAATATCACCAACTGCGATTGCTCCGGTAACTTTGACAATATCAAAGACTCCGGTCACAGCCAACGCTCCGAGAGCGTCCGCTGCAATATCAACCTTGGGGATGCCAACATAACCTTGCTGAGATACTGGTACTCCTGCGTCAACTGCAACGCCGGGGGTGTAATCAATCGAGTCGCCTGTGTGTCTGAATGTTGCTTGCATTTTGTTTCTCCTGTGTTTTGTTTGTAAGGGTTTTCAAAAAAAATATCTATTTCCCTGGGCTTTAGCCCATAAGGATTGTAAATTCTGCGGTCTGCGTTGTCGTGCCTGACAGGTCGATTTCGTCAGCCGATCCGTTGGCAATATCAGGCGTTGCGTCGTTGCCATAAATTTCAAAATATTGATTTTGTTTCAAAATCATTTGGAATCCTGCACCTGCCAATAAATACGGATTCGATGCACCATATGTTATTGTCATGTCGTTGGCTCCAAGATTTTTCATTCTGAAATATTGGACTTTTAATCCAGCACCATCGACGGTCGCCCCGTTGGTTCCTGGCAGTGCTGTCAGATCGAGCGTTGCCGCTCCGTCTGTCAATGCCTGGACAAAACATGCAATCTTTGTTGCCGGTGGAGTTGTTGTGTTTGTCAGAGCTGCTTCTTCATCAAATTGACTATGGGTTACTCGCCTACTCGCAGCAGCAGCGGAAGCCACATCATTTGACGTTTCCAAAGTTTCGACTACGGTACATTGTGATTTTATTGTTGCTGTTACACTCATTTGATTTCTCCAAAAGTTTTCTTTTTTTTACCGCCTTGGCGGGTCACCGAAGCAACCCGCCTGATAATATAGGCTGTTGACGGTTTCCGTTAATTCGTCGCGTTCATTAAAACACCGCCACGATAATCCTGTTCTTTGACGCCCCAGTCCATGTAGCCACGATACTGGATGCCGAGCGTGTCAAAGTTCGCCTGGGCACTTTCGATTGTTGGCGAGTCCTTGCCATCAAGGAAAGCAACTTCAAAGGCTGCAAGCTGTCGGGGATCTGCAAACAGATACCAAGACGCAGCTGAGTAACCTGTGATCGTCGCATTGGAAAGATACGAGCTTGTGACAACGCTGTATTTGCCGGCATGGACATTTCTGGACGGCTCGGGAGAACCGGCGGTTGCCGCTTCATTCAAGAGCGAGCTTGCCATCAGATTTTCAGCAATGTTTTTCAAAGCGTTTGGTACAAGCATTATCTTTGGCTGTACCCCCAGCGGTCGACCGTTTGGTTTTGTCTGATTCAAGAACAGCAATTCTGCGGCTGTGATTCCAGCGTTTGATAATGCCGTGCTTGCATCATAGTTAGCGTTTGCAGATGCGAAGAAACTCGACGGATTGGACAGCAGCAGGGTATACAAAGCGAGATTGATCGCCTCGTTTGCACCCATCCCGATTTCATTCGGAAGTTTTGTGAAGGCGTTCATGTCGTCATTGATAATCATCTGACGCGAAATCGCATACACAATCCCGAATGTATCTGCCTGTTGTGTGTAAGTCTGATCGGATAGTTCACCGTGTTTCAGTTCGCCTGTAGGTGCGACCTGTTGGAAGATCGAATCGGAATTCAATCGGTAGCGGCTGTGCAGCTTGAAGTCTGTTACACTGCCAATTCCTGACCAGTTTCGCCATTGCTGCTCGCCGAAATTGTAACCTTCGAGTAAAGATTTGTGAGCTACCGACGATAATATGCCCGACAAGTCTGTTGAGCTGAAAGCAGCTTGCAGCCATCGGCCTGAATCTGATTTGAAGCGGGGCAATCTCTGCCCGGCTGCAAGTTCGCAGAATTCTTGAATACCAATTCCGCGAAGTTTCGCAGCTGCATCAAGAGTCTTTTCGTCGTATTTTTTTTCCACATCAAACCCATTCGTCAGCATGACTGTTGCTTCCAAAATTTTCGGAGTCGCATTGTTTGTATGAGAATGGATGGCCGGGGTGTTCTGGCGTGAAGCCCGCAGGACAGCAAGTTCAGTTTTGCTTTCACTCCAACCTTCCGCGATTGCCGATGCGTGAATCTTTTTGATTTCCAGATCGTCGCTCTTGCAGAGTACCGCAATATTTGCCTCGCGTGTAATTTCCGCAGCAGCAGCCAGCCGCTTCTGGATAACAACGTCATCTTTTGCAGCAGCTTCGAGATCTGCCTTTGTCTTTGCTTCCGCGTCGGCCTTTTCTTTTTCAGCAGCTTTGAGTTTCTGCTTTTCGTCGGCTGTCGCCTTGGCTTCGATATCGGCTTTGGCTTTTGCTTCTGCTTCTAATTTTGCTTTTTTTTGTTCTGCTGTTAACATTTCGTTTTGCTCCTCTGCCGATTTTGCGGCGATTTTAACATTTGTGTTTTCATCAGCTCCCCGTTCGAGGATGCTGATTTCCTTTAATATCGATTTTCTTATAACATGCAATGGCCCTTCAAAAGACTGCCCGTTCACCACGACAGTTTCTCCGGGGCCAATCAATTCTGATTCTTCAACTATCGCACCGATGCTCGCTTCCCAATCGAATCCATTGACGCCTGATTCCACAACTTCTTTTGCAACGGAAGTCGCTCTGGAAATCACTCCGCTGGCGTGAACGGTATTATTCACAATCAAAACTTCGGTTGTGTGCCCGATTGTCCGGTTTGGATCGTGCTGAAATTGAATTCTTATTTTCGGTTTTGGAATTTTCATTCCTTGCAGATCGACGACAACAGGATTCGGAAAACCTTCGATGTCCATTGCCCCGCCGTTGTATGCCAGCATGGAAAATGTAGGAGGCTTTTTACCTGTGCTGTCATCAGTAGCAGCTTGCAACGAAACGGGGCATGTCATTTGAATATTTTTAGGCTGTAGCATCTTTTGTCTCCGTCGGTGTCAGGCCAATCTCTTTGTCAAATTGAGCTTCTTTCGCCTGCTGCTGTTTCAGTTGTCGCCAATCAAGGCCAATCTTTGCTCCCTCGATTGCATATGAAGTTGTTTTGTTTTCCAACTTTTGTTTCTGTGCATCGGCTTCCTTTTTCGGGTCAACAGGTTCCCGGCCATCATAGAACCATGTGTGCTTGACAAAATTTCTGTTCCGCAATTCAGAAAAGTCTGACAGCAAAGATAATTCTTGAATCCAAAGATTGAACAATGGATTCAAAACAGTTTGATTCAAGAAACTCTGTTCGACATTGATCGATTTGAAATATGTCTGATGGTCAAGTCTGCCAGATGCAAAGTTATAACCAGAGGAATTTCCCGCTGCGACATTGAATGGCATGTTCAAGCAACGGGCGATTTCATTCAGTATCTCTTTTTTGAATTCTGCGTAAGTCGTGGTTGGCTGTTCGGCTTTGACCTGACCGATCTTCCAGCCTGCGGGTAATGTTGTCGCCATTCTTTTTTCGAGTTCAACAACCTCAAACGGATCTGCATTGACAACCTCGCCATCTGCTGGCCCATCTGTCTGTAACACTGCTGCAAAGTCGGCGGCGGTTTCGGCAGCTGCAAGAACAGCCAGCGTGTATCGCCTGAGCTGTGCGTATAATGGCAGGGAAGCTACGATTTCCGAAATCCCTCGATGTTGGCTTGGCCTGTCGGATCTGAAATAGTGGATTACTGACTGTGCTGGTACTGCCAAAAATGTGTCGATGGCAATCGTGTTTCCGGGATGGCTACTTGCAACATCGTAAAATACCGGATTGCCAAAAAGATCAAAAGTGATTCCATCGATTCGCCGAGGATCGCCAACAACATCCATTTCCATAAATGGTGAAGTCACTCGGTCGGCTTCGATCAAAGTCATATCGAGTTGGATCGGAGAATTGTTTTTGGGATTGTTGTGGATGACTGCGAAGGATTCCCCGTCTGTCGTTTTTGACATTTTCATCGTGCGAAGTTTCGCAGCCAGGCCAATCGATTCGCTCCAAATTGACCAGGCTTCCTCAACTCTGCTGTTGAGATCCTCCTGGTCGTCAATCAAAAGCTGTAGTCTCGGCCCGGTTCCGATGGTATCATTTGCCAGAGTCAATACCATTCCCTTTGCATAGCTGTTGTTTGCAACCTCGTATCGGGCACGCTCCCGGATCTTCTTGCGGACAGCCAGGCTCGCTCCCTGATCTGCAGAAAGCGAGTCGGTCATCGACCAATGATTGGAATTGTCGTTTGTCGTTTGGGCTACATCGTATTTTGCCTGTATTCGCCTGACACCAACAGAAGGATTTTCTAAAGCATTTTTTTTACTCCCAAATTTTATAGGCCATTGAATTTTCACCCTGATGCCCCCGGTGGTTTGATCTTATTGAATTTCAAACCCAACCCAGTTGCCTGCGACGCTGCTTTGCTTTCGTTGTATCTGTCAGCAGCAATCAGATCTGCCATTGGAAACTGCGTGATTGCCCCTGAATCGCCTGTAACAACTTTCGGCCCGGCGGCATTGGTGGAAATTTTGTCAGTGATCGTGTCGCTCATGCAATAATTATTCACATAGCGAAATCATTTGACAAGGAAAAAAGTCCCCAAACTACCCAAACCCCCCAAATAGTACATATGCGTAACAGTTTTGGTATTTTTTTTATGATATGGGCGTGCAAATAGGCCATATTGCCGCCAGGTTTGCCCGTGCTGGACGATCAGGGGAGACTAGCATAGTCCGGCGTGTCAGCAGGTCGATGGCTTAAATCGCCTTATATGGCGTTTTTCAGCCGATGATCCCATTCTTTGCCCAAGATGTTGGCGATTCGCTGCATATTATCATCGGTCGGCCTGATCTCGCCGTGTTCAATCCGGCATAAATGGGAGGCAGTGATGCCCAATATATCGGCAAAATCTTTTTGTTTGTGCCCGGCCTTTTTTCTGGCATGTTTGATTGATTCGCCAATTGTCATGATTGCATTTCTGCCTTGGCGATGGCGAATTCTATCACGCTACTGATGGGGCCACTATGACCAGTATCAGCCATATCCATAAAGCCATCGTCTGAACCACTTGGATCGCATGTTTCGTGTGTTTGCCCAAAACGCTCCATCAATTTTAAGGCAATCTTGCACGCTTCCAGCAGGTCGGCGTGGCAGTTCCAGGCCTTGGCAATAAATTCGGCGTTGGCTTTTTGGTCATGCCGGTAACAGGAATTATCCAGGGAAGCGATTTCATCCAAAAACCCGCCGGAAGTTCGTATTCCGACACGACTGCCGTCAGCGTTGTAATCCAATCGGCCGGGGGTATGTTTGCTTTCCATGATTTTATTCTCCGTATTTTTACCGGTTACGATCTTGTCAAGTGTGTCTAAAATTTCCTTATCGCTCATAATTCTTTTCCTTCCGCGTCGTCAGCTCTTGGCAATAGTTCGCCGGGGTTGACTGGATAATATGTCCCGATCAATTTTTGGCCTGTTGCACTGCACGTTCTTTTTTTTCCTTTTTTCACGACACCGTGCCGTTCCAACTGATACATCAATTTGTGTGCAACCACTTTTATCCGTCGCTGAATTTCTTTGTTCGTCTGGCCCGGGCATCGCCGGACTTCCCGAAGCAACCTTGCTCGCTCTGAATTGCCCCGGCCCGATTTCTCGTATTGCTCGCCAGACAATCTTGATCCTATCGGATCGTCATCCCGAAAATTTTGGCTCAATAAAGGCCATCGATCATTCGTGCTCATTTGATTTCCTGCTCTCTGCCTTGCGGCGTTGGGTATTAGCAAGCCCCCGCGAAGGGGGCGAGGGGAGATTGTTTAATATTCTTCGATAACTTCGCAATATTCAAAAAATCTTTTTATTGCTTTTCGACTTGACATTCCATTGTGAATACGAGCATCAACGGCTTTGTCGTAGTAAATAACAGCATCATCGATCGATTCAAACAAAAGTGATTCCCTCATGTCGTGGTCGCCGTCGCTATAAACATCGCCATCGTCTTCGATGGGCGAGGGGTTATCATTTATCGGATAGCAAAACGACGGCTTGCTGTGAGGGATGTGTAAGAAGAACGGGACAAAATTTTCGGGGTTTGTAATTTTCATGGTCATGTTTCCTTTCGATTGATTGTTTAGTTCGTTTCCGTTAACTAATAGTATACATACGTCATCGGAATAGTAAAGGGGAAACTTTAATTTTTATTAAAATTTATTAAATTGGGTAATTTCCCCTATTCTGGCAATTTCTCGGAAGTCATAAAAGATCGGCCACAATAACGGCATATCCTACGCCTAACGATGCAATGCCCCTGGCGTCGCCGGGTATATACCGTGCGAAAATGCCGACACCCGCAATTTGGGCAAGCAATCCCGACGGTCGATTTCTTCTTTTTTTCCTTATCCTTTGCCATTTGCCCTCCGTGCCTTTGCCGCTTTTTGCTGATCTGCAAAACTCACACGCTCTTTTTTCTTCTTGGTCTGCTGATGCTCTTTGATTGACACGCCAAGCATACTAGCAGCAGCAGCACTTCCGACGATACAGTCCAGCCAGTGATTATCCGGCTGGCCTATCGGTTGTTTCCATTCCGCAACCGTCCGGCCCTTAGCTGATACCATCACTCTGTATTCTGCCGTCAAGTGTTCGCTGAATAGTTCGTGCCTGCTCGCCTTGGTTCCAAATATTGACAAGCAGCCAGGATCTCCCATCGGAATTTTGAATCGAGTCTGCACAAATGTTTTCCAGAAATTCACATCGACAAGAGCATGACGTATGGCGTGCCGACCAACCGGGGGGATCCGCCAGTGAGTTCCAAGAATCTCGCCCTTGCGTTTCTGATATTCAGAATATTGTTTGCTCGTCGCTCCGATATACTGGCCATGTGCCGGACGCATGACAGTTGCAAACTTGCTCTGCCTACAAAACTGATAAACCACATCCGTAGAATCGCCCCAGTTCGCATCGACCAAACAACGCTCGACAAGCATGCCGCCCTTGGCTCCTGCAACTGGCCATTCTTTGCCGAGAATATTATCGCAGCAGGTTTCCAGCCCGGAATATATCGCAGCCTCAAGCCCGAAAGATGGATTGATTGTCCTGATAGTTTTCCTGGCGTGCTGTTGCGAATAGTGCAAGATCTTTTGATCTGGATATGAACCATAGTCGATGATGTAGCCCGTGAAATTATCCTCCCATCCGACCACGATATAATACAAAAGTTTGCCATGTACATCGATGTATGCGGTCAGGTGCGTTACCCCAGCAGGAAGGATACCCTGTAAAATTCTGTTTGTCTTTGCTGCAACCTCTTCCGGCTTGAGCGTTTCATCATCCACCTGCTCCAGCGGCATCGGCTCGTTCTGAAATTCAGCAAAAAACGCAGCTTCATCCCGGAGCTTGAGATTCATCGCACTTTGGATTGCGGAGATCTCGCCCGGCTCGAATCGCTCGGGCCAAGCAACCTCTGATCCGGCATCCATAGCTTTTCTATTTGTGCGATAGAAATTTGTGGCTTCACTGCCATCGCCATTATTGCGAAAACTATCCGCCCGGATCTGTGCGTATTTATCCCAGAGCTTTTCATCTACAGGGAACGAATAAACCATCTTCGTCCGTTCGCCCTGCCAGGTCGGATGCTTCTCTTGGTCAAGTATTTGATCGGCCATGTCATCCTCGCGGATAACCGTGCACGGCATAATGCCTGCAATCTTTTTGCCCGGCCCGGCAAGATTGAGAATCGCACCATTGAGCGTTTCCATCCTCGCCTTTGTTTGCGGCAGGCTCCGAGCTGATTCATCTGTTTGCGGGTCATCCAGGACGACAAGAGACGGACGGACAGCCCGGCCATCGGCACGATTGAATTTCATTCCACGAATCCGGCTTTCAATTCCAGCCACGCGAATGATCGCAGCAGATGCTTTGCTTTTTTCTATCGTAGGCAAAACAATCTCATTTGCTTTCCATAATATCCGAGTGTGCTTGCCGTTGCAAAGCTGCCCACCAGCCCGGTTGTGAATCCGTTCCAGCTTATGAATTGGGAAAATTGCCTCTGGATAATCTTCAAGCAGAATAGCGTTTGTTTCAAAAGCAACCTTGATGCTGTCCAGCATGTTCCTGGCATGGCCAGTATCCGATCCGATCAGGCATACAAACTCGACAGCACCCGTAAGCATCGCCCAGATGCAGGCTGTCTCTGCCAGCGATGTCTTGCCAGATCCTCGGGGCATAGCCAATGCAAATAGACCACCCTTCAAAACAGCCCCTTCAATCCTGCGGATAACCTTGATGTGATCGTCTGACCATTTCAGAGTGAAGATCTCTGGAAAGTATTGCTCACAGAAAAACTTGAAATCTTTCTTAGCCTTTGCTTTTCGTTTCGGCTTTACAACTTTGGGGATCTTGCCGATGTCCCTGCCAGCAGCAGAAAGTTTCGACGCTCTCTCCCTCGCTACTTCTTTTATCTGATCGTAGTCAACTTCTTTTTTTGGTTTTGGATTGTGCTTTTGCCATGCAAGCCAGCCCACGTATGCCCAAAGATCAACAGTCTTGCCGTCACCGATTGAACTTGCCGCCTTGTTTCGATGCAAAGATAGTATCCGGGCTGTGATCACTTCACCCAAAGGGGACGAATTGAGTATCCTTACCAACGCCGAAGGTTTTAATTTTTGAGAATCGTTACCCAAAACTTATCTTTCTTGTAGCAGCCATGCAGCATAGCACACAATATTTATCGTCCCATTTTTATTTTTTGGAGCACCGGCCTTGATGTCTTTGGTAATCATAGCGGAGGTTATTTTTTTCCCAAACGATTTAGACAACCTGCCCGCAACCTGGCGGATAGTCAATGATTCCAATTCGGGTTTTTTCTTCGTCTGACTACTCATGACAATAGCTCCGCCTCATGTATCTTTATTTTATTTTCCTATTATTCCGACTTTTAATAAGAAAGTCTGTTTATGTTTACGTC